GGCACACCCATCCCTGTCAACAGCTCGTTGGCCTGCGCGACGGTTTCCTCGTAGATGTGTGCGTCCTGACGGGAGACGTCTCCAGTTATGAAGTACAGTTTTCCGTCTATCTCGCAGACAACGATGCAATCGTCTCCTCCGATGAGAGCGCGACACCAGTCGCTACCCCCAACGTTCTCGCTAGCCATTTCGAACCATAGGCCCATGTGCTCGGGCGACAGCCCGGCGGCATACGTTACTCGATTGAAGAAGTGGAGTCTCTTCTTCAAGAAGCGGTCGACAGGTGTTGTCGCTGCGCCGACCTTGACCATGCTCACGGGGTCGAGCTGTTGAATCGCTCGTGGATCGCCACCGGGCCGAGTAATTTCGCGCTTTGTGAACCCGAGGAGCTTCATCGGCCCCCCGATTGTAGTCGCGAAGTACTTGTTGTAGTACGCCCTGCGGTTGGCCTTGATTTGGGCCCTTTCTATCCACTCCTTTCCCGTCATGATTTGGAGCAAGTCATTCTTCTCATCTGAACCACCGCCATACCGATACGATCGGAATATTTGCTCTAGCAGAGGCCCTGGCGCGCACTTTCGTGTCATGCAGACTCGGCTTTGCAGAGCTGCCACAAACATTCGCGGGCACTGGCAGTACACTACACCCGGTCGGTGCAGGAGAACTGCGGTCATGTACCCTACTGTTTTGCGGCAGGTGGTCTCGTCACTGATGATGATGGAGCCTTCGGTGGGTCGTGTCGTTTTGACACAATCGGGGTAATCCTGCAGGCAAGTACTACTCACCTTTACTAGTTTCCCTCGCGGTTTTACCCACCACAAGCACAGAGGCTTCATTCCGTAAGCGGCCCAATTGATCATAGCGTGCACTACCATCGCCTCTTTTAGGGCGAACCTGCTTAGCAGCCAGTGCATGCCATATCTCCACGGCGCAGAATAGACCGCTGATTCGCGGTCTGTGGCTACGTCAGCAGCCGTTTCTGCACTCGCGATGAGCGCCCAACCGTGAGGT